GCCCAAACACCAAAATGAAATTGTTTTATCCTATTTCTGACAATGGAGACTATGTCTCTGGTTACGCACTAACTCAGACAACTAAAGAGCTGGTCAAAATCAGGAGAAACGATATGCATGAGTACTTGAGTGTCAATGCTTTCTTTTCCCCTCCATCTTCAGTTCTGCACTGGATGAAAAGGCTTAGAGTCCCTAGCAGTCTCAGAAGTGTAGACGAAGTTTGGAATTGGTTAAAGAGACCGTTGAATCTAGATATTCCAGACAATGCATTCATCAGCAGTCTCCAAATTTCCAACACGATCGACGAAAATCACTTTGTCTTTGAACACCCAAAAACTGGAACTATCCATGGTGCAGTGTTTATAGACCAATATGGACGTGTTAGTGAAAATCTGATGAACATCAAAATCAAAACGTTCAGAACAGACATCTTTCCCCTGTTCAATGTTTTGAACTTAGCGTCCCTGATGACAAAGCTCCGTGTTCCATCAGCTCTGACTTTCCTTGTCTCCAGTTCAGAAGAAGATCAGACACAAAACTTTGCGCTGTTCTTCCCTACTAAAGAGGATGGAGGAGTGCTTTATGGTTTCCAAATAACCCCACTTGAGATCTCTGAAAAAAGGATTACGATTGACACTCCAGTGGAAAAGCTTTTGAGCGTTAATCACAGAGTCCCAAAACCTGGAAGTCTGTTATCTAGGCTTAAGCGGATCTCAGTTCCTGACACTTGCAGATCTCCTCCTGAAGTTCAAGCTTGGCTTTTGGACGTCCAAGAGTTTGAAGCTCCCAATCATGATCAAATGCTCAACATGATCAGAGTTCCCAACAAAATCTACCAGAATGAGTTCTTTGTCAAATACGTACTGAGAGATTTCAGGTCAACTACAATCTATGTTAATCAGTCCATGGAAGGCAGTTTGACAGAGCCGAAGGGGGTTGTTGTAGATAAAGAGGAGTTGTGGTCACTGTTTAGAACTCAGGGAATTTTCTCTTTGATGACAAAGTTGGCTGTCGACAAACCACTTGAGTATCCAGTAGAACAGGAGCTCAGTAGTTTCAGAAGCTCTATTGACAACTTTTTGTCAGGAGATTCTAAGTTGATCAGTCTTTCCTCTTTTACTGAAGCAGATTTTGTGCGTTCGGCAGGAAGACTCTTCCATCTACTTCGGGCGGGAAATCTAGACATCAGAGGCGGGACAGTCTATCGAGTTTAGTGTCAGATTTTTAAAATACTGACAGTCGATAGTTTTAAAAATCTGGCTAATAGATTCTCACCACATGTCCGAATTTATCTTGCATGTCTGCAGTCCCCCACAATACGAAGATCAATTTGTTGATGTATGAACCTGACCAGAAACAAAATTGGCTTGCTGCATTTAGATTCTTTGCAAGGGCATAAGTTCCTTTGGTCATAAAGAACTCCATTAGAAAAGCATCTACGAATTCATCAGATGCATTGAAATTCTTATTTTCTCTCAGAGCTCTCACAGTGTCAATCGGAGTCGGTAAATCGGATCCTGGCTGCCAATTGAGAATCAATTCTTGCCAGTCTAACCAACTTCCATCTTCTCCAGACTGCAAGCAATTTGTTGAAATTGCAGTTGCCCATTCCACCCAACTGTCGTCTTCGTAGACCCTCTGCTCATCAGCCCAACTTCCAAGATTCTTCATTTCATATTTGAAGTTTGTAATTCCCTGAGTGTTCAAGATCATTTGAAGTCTAGCTTTAAACGATCTTTCATCCACCAACTTCTTAGCCAGAGTCGAGGTAGATTTGAAGTACTTACGTGGTTTGACTAGTTCAGCAATATCTGAAGAGTTTAACATTGGATGAGGCAGATTCAGCCGTAAGAATACCACCAACAGCCACAGTGTCATTGTCACTTCGTATTGAGCAACTATGTCAGCTGCACTTGAGGCTATCACTTGACTTCTATACACTGACGTCAATTTCTTGATTACCCTATCAGCTCTCGCATAAACGCTTGTGTCAGTTTCTGTCACTTTATCTGTCATGATCTTGTCTCCTTGAGTGCTTTTAACAATTCTTGACACATCCCGTGTTGATATAGGTGTTTCGATTCTCAGGAACAATTCTATCTCGATTATCGCTTCTATCGGTAAGAGTTTTTGGAAGGAGTTCAGGTCAGTGTTGCAAGACTGTAGTATCACTTCTTTTAGTAGTTTCTCCAGGACATCATTGTCACCAAACTGATCATAAAAGATGTTGTTGAACTTGGTTACCATTTCACTCATCTTAGTTAACTTTGCACTGGTATGCACCGCTTCGCCGAGAGGTTCAACAGAACCGAATCTCACTACAACTCTACCTGGATTCTTCGGAATAGACCAAGGTGTTACCAGATAAGGAACTAGTTTGCTTTCTCCTGTATGATCCTTTATCATCATATTCCCTAGACTGATAAATCCTCTCTTGTCTTCGATGAATACCGTACTATCTATGACCTGAACCATCTGGGTTGCGAAGGCCAGCGGAAGTGCATAGAAAAGTCGGTTTCCTCTTCCTCCCTGAATGCTGGTAGAGTTCCCTTCTTGACGGATTGTGTAATCTCCAAATTGTTGACGTTCGTTTTCCGCAACTGCAACTAGCTCATCAAATCTGATTTTACTCGCATTGAACTCCTTTCCCAACAAGAGACCTATAGCAGTATAGAGTCTGACAGCTTGA